TATCATAATCCTTATTTGGATTATAAAGAACATCCATAGCATCATTATTTTTAGATTTACGCAAGTTTTCCCATTTAACGGTATCATTAATAGATAGAGCATCACCACTAGCTTTTACAGTACTGGTTGTTTTTTCTTGTTCAGGGGTAACTACTTGATTTTCGTGTTTACCCAAATCCATATCCACATTGAATGTTTCACCTAGTTCTACATAACTTCTAATATGTTCCATATTATCATCATTTACATTTAGTTCATCTACATTTTCGTGTGAATTTCTCCAAACCCTCAATATGAACTGATATGTTATTGGTGTGCTTAAAAAGGTTGTTCCTTCAGCAAAATCCTTGACATTGATAACTTCATAATATAAATCAGAATATTTAAAGTACATCAAATCACCAATCTTAGGAACTATTGAATCATAGGCATTTGGATTTTCAGTCTTCCAATCGTACTTGCTTGCTTCCAAGAAATGTTGAATGGTACATTGGACTGTTACCGTTTCAGTATAAATCATTCCTTGTAATTGATATTGCTTTTGTAATTGTGGAACATTGTCAGTATAAACTTGTAGGGCGAATCTTCTTTTTACATTTTCTAATTGGTCTTCACCGTACAATGGGTCAAACTTGGTATCGTGTTCCTTTACGAAATAATATGTACTAAAACCATATTTACCGATATGCTTCAGATGTAAGACTTGCCATTAAAGCTGCTTCTGAACCATAGCAGTCATTATTAAGTGAATCAAAAAACCTTGGTTGAGTCCAATCCGTTTGGGGTGGGCAACTATTACCAAAAACTTTTTGAAATTCACTTGTAAAGTCTGTCATAATATTATATTTATGAGTGTAAATTACATTTTACATTATTATAATTGACAATTTAAACTTATTTTCCTATATTATGAATATCAAAGAAACCAACAAACAAAGAGGTAACATTATGGCATTTGGTTCTAAGGGCAAAATCATTTACAGCGAATCCAAGACGGTAACCCTTTTTGGTAAGGAATATCACTTGAAGGTTACAAGGGTTCAAAAGAAAACCCGTGACCGTGACCCGGTTACTTTCAAGAATCTTGGTTGGTGTGAAAAGATTTTCACTACCGGTAAGGTTGAAGAATTTCCCGATGCTAGTTGGTGGCCGGAACTTGACTTTGGTCAGCGAATCGTACCTTTTTCCATTAGTGGCTACGAAGAAAAGGACAAGGGTTTCAAGGCTGTGAACGAAATTATGGAAGCTATGGTATTTGATGCTAGAAAGTGGGAACACGAAGGTAATGAAGCAAATACCGATGATATTATTGCTCGTCTTGAAAAGGAATGTAAGTAATGAGTGTTTATTTAACTTTAAGCCAGGTCAATAAGATTGTTTATGGGCTTGGCTTGTATGATGCCAAATTGGTTGATTACTATGGGTTACACTACGAAATTTCAATATCATCACCGTCATTTGTTGGGTGGCAAATGGTTTTGGAATTGAAGAAGCGAAATGGTAATAATTACAAAGTTACCCATTTATATGATGTGATTACTAGGTTTGGTGGTGGCAGATACCTTTTACGATATAACACATCAGTTTATGGTAAGCCTAAGACAGCCAACGAGTTATACAAAAGACTTGCTAAACTTAAAGAAAACATCAAAAAGATGGAAAAGGAAGTTAAACAATACAAAGTGTTTAAAAAGAAACTTGAAATTATAAAGGAGTTTAACAATGAAACTTAATTATATTCTTCACAACATCGCATATTTTCTTGGATTAGAAAAAACTTATCACAAACAAGCACTTTACCGTTTGTTTGATGTATGTAACCAAAGATATTTTGATGGCAAACTCCCCAAAATTAAAATTTTAGTCAATAATGATATGGGTAATATTCTTGGTCAGATGTGTTCATTGATTAACATTGGTGAAGCAAATTACACACCTACTCGCATTTATATCAACTTAAAGGGTATTGGCAGAAATGAATATTCTATGTTGAATGTTATGGTTCACGAAATGGTTCATTATTGGGAATATTGCTTTGGTGGAACTCTTTCAGAAAATTGGGTTAATGCTTATCGTATTTGGCTTACCGAATTAAGGAGTGTTGACTTTAGTAAAAAGCAAGATGAATATGAAAGGATTTGGGATAAAATAAGAGATGCTTTAGGACACGGCTACGGCGATGTTCATTCAGATATGTTTAGGCAAAAATGCCACGAATTAAATGAAAAATTTTCTGAACTTGATTTGAGAGAGGCATTTAATAAGCCTAAGTTGTAAACTTTTATTTACTCAATTTAATGGGTTTGTCTATTGACAAGCCCTTTATTTTTTCCTATATTAAACTTTAGAAAACTATAACAAGAGGTAACTATGTGCGTAATTTGCGATAAACTTAAAGAAATTTCCACCAAGCTTGTGTTGAACCTATTGTAAAGCCGGAAGATGAAAAGGGTAGGTAACTTATGTTCTCAGCTATGTTTAAAAAGTCTAAATCACAGGATTTCCCTGTTGAATGTCGTGCAATGTATTACTTTGCGAAAGGTAGGCATGCTCATGCTGCTCGTAAGGGCAGTGGTATGCCATATTTTGTTCATCCGCGTGGTGTAGCTTGGCTAGTAAAGAAGTATGGTGGAACTATCACCCAAATCAATGCAGCATTTGGTCATGATTTGTTGGAAGATACCGATACAAGTTTTGAAGAAATTGCCGTAATTTCTGGTAGTGAAGAATGTGCTGAACTTGTTCTTGAATTGACCAACAATAAGCATACCATTGAAGAAATGGGTAAGACCGATTACATGACAGAAAAGTTGTGTAAGATTTCAAAGGATGCCTTGCTTATCAAGTTGGCAGATATGGTTTACAATTCTTATGACCAGCCAAAAGAAAATGCAATGAAACGAATGTATCAAAATGTTTGCGAAATGCTCTTGAAAAGAAAAGATATTCCACAGCCTTGCCGTGAACTAGCACAACTCGTAATTTTGGCTTAGTATGAAAGTTGTAGAGTTAGCACATCTAATTACAAAGTATAACCTTGAAGAAAAAGGTTTTGATAAACTATGGTACAATGACTGGTGTATTGGTTGTTATGGTACTGGTGAATCTGAAAATGGTATTTGGATTCTTATTTATGGTATTTCAAGTAAAATTTTTAATTCAAATGAAGGTGAACAAGCAATTTGGAATATCATAAAACAAATTGATAATCAAGAACTTTATGACAATGTAAACTTATTACAACAGGTTATTAAATGACTGTAGGACAATTGGCAGATTTAATTAAAAAATATAACCTTGAAGAACAGGGTTATAGTTTATATTATAAGTCAAATTATATTGGTGTTTATGGTGCTGCAACAAGAGGTATGTTTATAAATTTTTGTGATTGTAGACTTGAAAATGTTTTTAATCCTATTGCTTGCGATTGTAAAATAAAAAATATGATTAAAGATTTTAAAGAAAAGGCTATCAAGAACAAACTAAATGAAATTGAAAAGGACTTTGAAAATGGAACTTAAAGAATTTGTTGAAAAAGTAAACAAAATTTTAAGCTATGAGTTTGGTTATACTTATAAATTTGTACCAGCAAATCCAAGGTATAATAACCATTGTGATGAATATATTTGGACTTTTGATTTTGACCCTAATAACAATAAAGGTGTTTGTCCGAGTGCTTTGTACATACAAGATTTTATTGGAACATCCAGTGTTCCTGGTCAAGGTAAAGGTGACATTGGTTTAGGATATACAAGTGTATTGTACCACATTACACCGACCGGTAATCATTCATTAACTACTAAGTCCTTTGATACAAAATCTAATTTAAAGAAACTTGATAAGTTCAAGTTTGAACATTTATATATGTGGGCTGAAGGACAAAAAGCCACATATAACAACTATACTCAAATTCTTAAAATGAAAAACATTGAAGAAAGAATCAAGGAACTTAACAAGGATTTCAAGTAATGGAAAATATTGTTCAAAGAAAGAATAAGGATAATCCTACTTACATAAATTGTGCTATGGGGTTATTGTATTATTTTCAATTAGGTGGATTCCATATTCGTGAATATAAAAACTTTGGCTATCAAGTATTCATTGACAAGAAAGATGAAAAAGCAGAATTTTGTAATGGTAGTTTAATTGACATTACTGAACTTGGTATTAGTATTAAAAAATTCACTGGAAAAGATAAAAACGATTATCATACCTTTGATGGTTGGAAATATTTTGCTTGTTATGATTTCACACCAAATCAACAGACTTTTGTACTATCACAAATGCGATATTGTATTCACAGTGTTGAAAATAACTGGCCAGAAATTGTCAAAAAGAAAATGAATGTTTCTGACAAGAAAATTGGCATTGAAAAGGACTTTGATAATGGATGAATATGTAAAAAGAAATATTGCTCAAAGAATGATGTGCTATGTACATACTTTTCGTGAACATTGGAAAGGTAAACCCTCCGCAAAATACAAGATAGGAGTGTTTGCTGATATTAATAAAGACTTTACTCGTTGTGATAACACGGGTATGTTACAATCTGACTGCTCTAATAGTAGTGTATCAAAGGGCTATACACGATATAAGTTTAAAGGCTTTGATTGGAATGAAAAAACCTTGATGAATGAACTTGAAAAGTTATACAAGGAAAATTTAGTAAGAATTAAAATTGAAGATTTGAAAAAGGATTTCCAATGACTACAATGTATCTTTGTACTTTAGATGGTTGTGTATTTGATAACAAGGAATTTGCCAGAAGACATTGTGAATTTCTTTTACACTCATGGCGTCAAAGTGGTATGATGGGTCCAGATTATTATGTTAAGGCAATTTTTAAAAAAGATGCCAAAGAAGAAAAACTTAGGAAGATTCGTGAAAGAATCCGTGATTTGGAAAAGGACTTTGAATGATTAGTGATAGAGAATTAGAAGAAATACTTAAAAAGTATGATTTTAAATGGATTCGCAGTGATGGTGTTTTTGGTTTTTATCCGTATGAATCACATTATTATTTTTGTAAAATAGGAAGTTACACATACGATAAAATTCGTGTATTTAATGAAATAAAAATTAAACACGATAGAATCGTAGGGTGCTCAGACAAATCAACTATTTGTGAAAATATAGAAATGTTTGAAAAAAGTTTACAAAACATATCTGCACAAAGAAAGAAACTTTTAGTATATTTTAAAATCAAAAACATAAACAAAGATTTCAAAAAATAGGAGAATAACTATGGCTCAACAGCAACATCTTACTTTACAGCAAATTGATGCCCTTTGCGACCTTATCACGAAGGCTTGGGAAGAAAAAGACCCAAACAGAAACAAAACTTACAATATGACCGAATCCGAAGTCAAGAATTTGGTTGAGGAAAGATTGGCTAAACTTAATCTTAGCCTAAGCACATTTAAGTTTGAAAATGTTTGGAATAATGTTGATACTTATCAGGCAGTCAAACTTGAAGAAATTCCAAAGTGTAAGAAACAATTTTGTTACATTCGTGATGTTTTCCACGGTGAAAATATCCTTGGTATTTCACTTGACCCACAAAGACCTTGTATGATTGCAGCAAAGTTGGATGATGTTGAATCCGAATTTCTAAAGGAAGGCAACATTCAGGCTTCATCAACTTATATCAAGATTCCATTGGCATTTCACTTAATTAGTGAAAGAATCTTTAGCGGTTGGGAAGATAGTTGCTGTACTGTTCCTTTTATCGTTTGTTCCACACCTGAAGAAATTAATGCTTGGTTTGATAAGTTTGAAGCTTATTATCCTCGCTTGGTTAAGCAGGGTGAAAGATGTGCAGAAGTTCTTAACTTTGTCAAGACAAATGGTAAGCCATTCAAGGCTACAATGAAACAGTATGCCAAGCGAGATAAGGAATGGAAGGAAGCCCGTAAGAGCTATGAAGAAATGATTCTAAAGCAAATCAAGCGAATTACTAAACTTGATGAACTTGAGGATGATTTCAATGAGTAGCTTTGTCCCGCATTTCACCGCAGGGGCTATTGTAGGGGCTGTCGGGGCAGGGGTATCACTAGGTATGGTGAATGATTCTAATGCCCTGACGGTGGCTTTACCGTTGATTTGTGGGGTAATGGGTGCATTAACACCTGATATGGATATTAAATCCAAATCTTCAATGGTTATGTACCTTATTTTCCTTTCAATTTCTTGTTACTTTTTCTTTACAGAAAG